TTGATAATTATTTATATCTTGTTGTTGACAAAACAAGTTTTGAAACTCCCCAAAACACTGATTTTCCAAGATTTCAAAGCGTTCAACTTTTAAAAATAAACATTCAAGACTTTTACTCAGATGAACAGTCTGATTTTTTTGTGAAATTGGATAAAAAATTTGATGACACAAAGTTGTTATCAAAAAGCTATAATTCTGTTTTAGATGAAACAACTTTTGTTTTACCCTTTGATGTTGAAGAATATAGTAACCTCCGTGCAGTAGAAAAAGCAGAAACAAATAGAGTAGAATACGTTTTTGATTCTTCCCCTGAAAATGATGCTTTAATTTTTAACGACGAAGGGACAGATGTTATATTAACAAACAGGGGAACATCTACAGTAATAAATTCTGTTTTTAGCTCGTCAAGTTGGCCTATTAGTTTGACTTCTGGGGGAAATCCCGGCCCATCTAGGGGAACAAGAAGTATTTATTCCACAACTGCAACTTATCCTCCTGAAAATGGATACGTTTGTCACATTTGTTCATTTGCTGGAAGAACACAAAATACGTCCTTTTTAGACCCAACTACTGTTCATTGGGTTATAGAAAAATGGCAAAATTATAGACTACTAAAATACGCTATTTCTCGTCCGTATCCCGATATTTATGCTTCAAATTGGGAATCTTCTGCTGACCCTTTATTTACGTTTGGAACTTCCCTTAGTTTTGCCTCCCCTAACCTACCTCAAAGCCTTCCGCAATACCCTTGGGACGTTGATGTTTGGTATTCTGAAATTATCAGCCAAACCTCACCTTCAGTTACGTTTCCTAGATTAAACCCCCTTGGTGGTAGCGTAGCTTTTGGTGGAACTGTCCCTAAAAACACACAACCACGCCGCAGACCGTCTTCAACTATTTTTTTAGACGATACAGTTACAGGGAAAATACATAAATTTTACGGAGAAATAACTATTACTATTCTAGACCCCAGCTACAACGTCAATTACGCGTATTTAAGTGTTAAAGCTAAAGGCGATCTAACTAAAACACCGCTTTGGTTTGGGTTTTTGTATGATTTTCGTTACGAATTTTCAAACCCAATGCTTCGTCTTGCTTCCGGTGGAGCGCAAAGGACGGCTGTATCAGATGGACGTTTTCAAGTTAAAAATGGAAACCTTACTTTTAACGATAGCATTAGTTTTGACATTGAGGTCACTGCTCCCTTCCGAGATAAAAATATCTACAAATTCTCTAACTATACTCTAGGTAGGGGGGATTCAATTTTAGGAAATCTCCCAGTTAAAAGTGGTTCTTTTAGGTTCCCTGTGTTGAGTCGTAATGACAAAGAACTAAAAGTAGAGATTGTAAACAGCACTCCTTTCCCCTCGTCATTTATTTCAATGGATTGGGAAGCCTTTTATTCAGCAAGAGCCAGACGTATTTAACAAATGAAACTGAGCTACAAGACCTGTAAAATCCGTAAGGCTACTTTTGAAGATGCCGATTACCTCGGCCCAAAACTCCGTCCTGAAGACCTTCTTGAGATTGAGAGCTTCCGTCCCAATATCGAACCCTCTGAAGCCCTTACTACTGGTGTGGAAATGTGTGGGGAAAGGTGTTGGACTGTTACCTGTCTGAAAAACAAACCCATTCTCATGTTCGGAGTAGCTCCGGTTATCCCCAACCTATTCGGAAGTATCTGGCTTCTGGGAACACCACGAATCAAAGAAATCCAATGGGAGTTTCTTCGTAACTGTCGAACCATCCTTGACGAGCTTCACGAGGGTTTTCCGATTCTTGGTAATTACGTATCCCTAAACAACCGTGTTCACGTTAAATGGTTGAAATTTATGGGATTTAAGTTTATTAACAAGCTAGACAACTTTGGAAGTTTGGGGTTGTCTTTCTACGAATTTATTCATATTAAAAACTAACCAGATATGTGTGAGCCAACAACTATTGCCATTACGTCAGCCGTCCTCACTGTAGCCGCTACCGCTACAAGTGCGTATATGCAGTATGAGGCACAAAACCAAGCTGCTGCTGCTGCCCAGCAACAAGCCAATTACATGACTCAGTTGGAGATTCAACGTATGAACGCTGAAACTCTCCAAATGCAAGTTCTTCATAATCAACAAGAAGAAGCTCAACTCCTTGCTATGCGTAACCTTGCTGAAGATTCAATGAGAGCTTTGACCCTTTCCGAGACTCAATTTACCAGACAGCTTGACGCTATGGATGTGGAATACAACAAGGTTGCTCGCCAAACCAAAGAAGGAGCCGCTTCAGCCCTTGTTCGGGCTTCTGAAGGTGGTGTTGGAGGTCTTTCTGTTGGGGCTTTGTTGGCTGACTTTGCTGTTCAGGAATATGACGCTCGGCTAACGCTGGATAAGCAGTCTGGATACCTTTTGGAAGATTTTACCTTCCGTAACCAAGACATTAAAACCCAACTTGACCGTGCTAAAGAGGCTTACACAATCCAAAGCCGTAACGATATGGGACAGCTTTCTCGTTCCCTTCTAGGTTCTGAACTCCAATCTTCTTTTAACCTTGCCCAAATCAATGACCCCTCTCGTATGCCCACTCGTGGAAGTGAACTTGCTATGGGTCTTCAAATCGCTGGAGGCGTTGCTTCAGGATTAAACACGCTCACGTATGCTGACGTTTTTAAACCTAGCTCTGGTGGTCGAGTAGCCACGGGAACAACTGGAACTTATCAATCATGGGCTGGAGGCTACGTCCCTAAAGCAACACTGGCTTAATATAATATATGGCTATTCAAAATCAAATTACCCCCCGCAAAGAAGTAGGTCGTGCTGTAGATTATCTATCACCATCTACGCAAGTCCAAGTTGGGGGTGGCCCATCTTCCCCTACCGTCCGTCCTTCTCAAGCTGTGGCTATCCCTACTCCCTATGTGGGTCGTGCTGCTAAGAATACAGAGCTTTTGGAGCTTGCTGAGTCTCTTGGTCAGTTTAATAAACAAATCAACTCGCTTGCTTATGTCGTAAGTAACAAAGGAGAAGAACAAGCCAAGCAGCAAGGTAAAAAAGATGCTCTTGCCAACACTGAACTGGCTCGTGAAATCTTTAAAAAGAATATCGACCAAGCCACAAAAGAAGGTTTGTTCCCTCGAAATGCCCATCCTGATTACCGATTGGCTTATATCGAGACTGGAGCTAAAGCCCTTACTATTCAAGGTCTTACGGAGTATTTGGATGAGAATACAATGGATTTGACCAGCCCTGATAACATGGAACCTATTGGTTCAACCATGCGAAACAGAGCTAACCAATGGATTTTTGATAACATCCAAGACCCTCGTGCAAGGGCTGTGGCTATGGAATCAGCTTTTCCTATTGTTCAACAATACGAGCAACGCCGAAGGGACGAACGAGAAGCTAATTTTAACGTGGCTAACGAACAAGCCATTGGTCAGTTGGGTTATGGGCTGGTTGACGTTATTGCCAATAACAGCATTGACCCTGAAGACCCGACTCAACAAATGAATCGTTTGGCTGCTACGGAAGATTACCAAAAACTTTACGATACTCTTGTTAGAAATCATCCAGAATTTAAGGGTAAACAATCAATTATGGTGGCTGATTCCGCTATTGCGGCGTTGCAGAGTAAAGTAAGAAACGGTTACGACCCCCGACAAGCTATTACAGTTCTAAACGATCTTTCACAGTCCATTAAAGCTGGAACCGGAGCTTGGGGGGATATTCCTGATGTGGCTTCTAAGCTAAACGGAGCTATTGTTTATTTTGAAAACCAAGCTGTTCAACGTGATTCAATGGGTAAAGCTCGTCAAACAGTTCAATTTGACCTTATGGAATCCAGAACTCAGACGTTGTTCAGGGAACTGGATGATTCTGGGGAACTCCTTCGTATGGATGAAGGACAGTTGGCTACTAAGATTTCTTCTTTGGCTTCTGAATTGGGTGTAGATGAATTAGCTCAAGACCCATTTATCTTCGTGGACGATCAACTTAACGATTATTTTGAACGCAAAAGAAAATTTAACACTTTGTTTGCGGAAGAAATAATGCCTTCTCTAGAAGAAGAAATGCGTGTGAATCCTGAATCAGCTTTAGAGACTCTTAAAAGCTATAGAAGCCAAATGCCTACGTCTGAATACGAATCTGCGTTGGAAAAAATTACTCAAAGACTGAGCGTTATCAACGATCTTAAAATTGGTCGGTTTGAAGACAAACAACGAGACATTGAGAAACAGGCTTCAAATATCTTGGCTGCTGTTGACCCAATGCAAGGAATCGCTTATTCTAGTGCTTTTGGGATAAAACAAGAAGAAGTCATCCGTGTTGCAGAACTTACAGAGTTTGGCGAAAACGAGTTCCGTATGTTGGCTACCGATAACGTCGAACAACGTATCCAAGCCGACCCCACTCTTAAAGACCCTGAACGTCAAACTGAATACACTTCCGTTGTCAATGAAGCTGTAGGTGCTGCTTACACAGAAACCTTGAAGCGTATGGAGGAACGTAAAAAGCAGATGGACGCTGAAAAAGCTGTAAACGGAACAGGTTTGGATGAATCTGAAGCTGTTAAAACCTACGGTAAAGGTGCTCGTATGGTGTCCGATGCTAAAGAAGCTGTTGAATCAGTTTCTAAACTTGACCCAAGAGGGGAAACAACGGCTGAAACGGCTCAGTTTAAGGTAACTTTGGATAGGGCTAAACGTCAGCTTCCTGACTTGGCTCGTCAAATCAAACTATCTTCTGGAGAACAAAGAACCCAACTAGAAGCTACTTACAAGGATTTGCTTAAAATTACAGGACTAGGTGTTGACACGGTTCTTTTGGGTAAAACTGAAGATGGAATTGCTATGGATTTGTCAGAAGTCCAAGAAAATTGGGATGCAATTCCGGTATTTAGGGATGTTCAAGAGTTTTCAAGCGTTATTGATGAGGACATTCAATCTGGCAAACAAGGTGGTGGAGGGGATGGAAGTCTTGTTGACTTTGTTATCCGTGAAGAAGCTGGTGCAGATCAAAGTTATTTTTACCCAACACCTAAATGGGATTACAAACAGTGGACTATTGGTTATGGAACCAAAGCTCGTGGAAAAAATGATCGGGTAACTCCACAAGAAGCCAAACAACGCTTAGTTGAGGAACTTGATGAACACGCTATTAGGGTTGATACCGCTTTGGAACAGTCGGGATTGCTTCTAAACGAAAACCAACGCAATGCTCTTATCTCGTTTGACTTTAATACTGGTGCTGGTCGGAAAGTAATTCTCGATTCTAAAGGAGATATTACTTACATCCAAAACAAAATTCTTGAATACACTAAGGTTACTCCCGACCAAACAAAACCCAACGTAAAAGTAGATGCTGCTGGTTTGGTTGCTCGTCGCAAAAGAGAACTTGACTTGTTTAACGGAGTAACCCAACCTACAACAGTTTCCACAAGTAAACTTCAACAACTAATTGAAAAATTAGGTATTCCAATGGAAGCTGCTGAAGTAGCTAGATTTATTGATTCCCAAAAACGACTAATCAACCAACGGACTTTTAACACTTCTTTCTAATATGTCGGTATTCTCAACTCTGTTTCCCCAAGCTAATTCAGCACAAGACGTTCTTAACGATGACATTGATGCTGTAACCCCATCCGATGAGCTAATTGAAGCAGCTTTGGCAGAAGAAGAAGGTAGAGAGTATGTTCCTACACCCCAACCTACTCCAACCCCAACCCCTACGGTAGTTATCCCACAAGATGTTGAGCGTCCTGACCAGCCTACGCTATCTGTTGGGCCTCAAACCCCTAAAGAATCAGATGAAAAGTCCCTTGGAGGGGCGTTGACTGCTTTGGGAGCTACTGCTGCACAAGAAGCCCTTCCCACGGCTGCTGCTATGGCTGCTTTCCCTGTGGGTGGTGCGGTTGGTGGTGCGGTGGGGATTCCCACTGGCCCTGCTGCTATTGCTACTGGAATTGTTGGAGGACTTGCTACGTCTGCTGCGGCTTATTGGGCTGTTTCTGAGGCACAAGAAGCTGCTTTGGAAGCTGTTGCTCCTGATTCCTATGCTCAATTCCAAACTTATCTGGAGAAAGCCAAAGAAGATTATCCGGTATCAACATTTATCGGTCGAACAGCCGTTCCTATGCGGTCTATGATGAAGTTCGACATTGGTAATGTCAAAAATGCTCTATCATTCAGCCGTGAACTAATCAAAGGAACTGCTGATCTTAACTCCACAGTCGGTAAGCTCAAACTTGAGAACTTTATGAACGTAGCTTTTGGCGGCGGTAGCGAAATGGCTGCTGAAGCTATGCGCCAATGGCAGGAAGACGGACGGCTTGATTTCGCTTTGCTGGGTGCTGCTACTCTTGTTGGTGCTGGAATGAACAAACCCACAGCCCTCGGTTCCAAAGTGCTTGGTATCAGTCCCTTCAAGGTCAAAGACCAGCTTTCCAGTGAGCCTGTGTCCAATCAAACTGATGAAGAACTAGCCCAATCCCTTATGGATGAGCTAGACGCACAGCCTAAACCCAAAACAGAAGGAGAACCTACCGATGCCCCTACAGAAAAGCTCAAGCAAGAAGGCGTTTCAGAAGAACCTAAAGACGGAGTTGAAGGCGGGGAAACCCCTACGCCAAGCCCTAGCGATAGCGTATCGGGTGAAGCGCAACCCGAAGTAAAACCCCTTACCCCAGCACAGCAAAAACAGACTCAAGACGATGCTTTGCAGTTGGATGAGTTCTCCAAGCTCATTACTGGAAAGATGTTGGATGACGTTAAGAAACAAGCTGATGCTGGAAGCGTTCTGAATATCGAAGTTCTTAATGCCGCCATTACTCGTGAGCCTGAACAAGCCATTACTGCGTTGGGTTTGGCTCTTAAAAAGCAGTTTCAGGAAGCCAAAGGGGATAAACTGACTTTTGAACGTAGGCTTAATGAGTCTAAAGATTGGCTAAAAAATCACGGCTACCAAGATCGTATTACGATGCTGGAAAAAGGAGCCAAGTCCATTGAGGATGCCAATTATCAAATCCTAGCGGCTCGTTTTATGTCAGAGCAAGCTATCAAAAATTTGGAAGCGGCTGAATTAAAATGGAGAAACAGTAAATCTGAAGCTGATCTTGCCGAAGCTATTGTTGCTATGCAGGACGTTAAAAAGGTTTTGCTCCCATTGGAACAAGCTAGAACGAATTGGGGTCGGCTTGGACACGCTTTTCGCAAACTTCGCCAAATTAACCCCGCTTTTAGTAACTTTTCCACCATTCAATACATGATGAAAAAGGCTGGAATTGATGATATGGCAGGACTCAACTCCCAACGTGCCGAAAAAGTCATGGAAATGCTGGCTATGACCTTACGTTCCGACAACCCCAAAGCTTTGCAACGAGCTTTGAATCAAACTGATGAAGACGTAATTATAGGAGCTTTGGGGGAAACGCTCACAAGTGCTGTTATGAGTTTGGTTCACACCCCGATTATCAGCACTATTGGGGGTGTTGGTGAAACGCTTATTGCCCCTTGGAATGGCACTCTTGGGAGTCTTGCACGTATGGCTAGTGAGGCTATTAAACTCCCCCTTGGGAAAGGAAACACTGAAGCTCTCAAGCAACGTGCTTTTGAAATTGAGGGATTTTTTAAGTATTACGCTTACGTAATGATGCGTTTCCAAGCCAACTGGTCGGCTGCTTGGAGTGTTATTAAGACTTCAGAACCTAGTTTTGGTTCTAAATCTACTCAGCTTGTCGAAGTCCGTGGCGGTATGCCAGTGGATAGGAGCCAACGAGTAGCCGCTGAAACAAAAGGTATTGGTGCTTCTATTGCTCGTTCTGTGTATGGAGCCGCTGGGCCTTATCGTTCACAAGGTCTCGTTTCTTCTGAATCTTTTGCTAGATTCGGGATTGACCCAAATAAAACACCTTTTACTGCTTTGGCTGTGGATGTAATAGGGGAAGTTTCCAGAGGGGTTCACCGTGGTATTCTTGCTGCTGACGAATTTATCAAATCCAGTAACGCTTATGCTGCTGCTCGTTCCAAGTTCCTTGTGGAAGGTAAGATGAAAGGACTCCGTGGAGATAAGTTACAACAATACATTGATGAAAACAGTGACTTGTTGATGGATGCTAATAACAAGCTCTATACCAGAGAACGTATTACCAACGAGGTCTTGGAAGAACTTAAAAAAGAAGGACTTGAAGGAACAGAAGCCTACCCCGAAATGCTCCGTCGAGTTGAAGCCCGATATAGGGAGGACTTGGGTGCTGCTGGGGAAGAAGCTGAAGAATGGGCTAGGCAAATTACTTATCAGTCCGATCTCGGTAATTACACTACTGGAAGTTCAAGTATGGGTAAAAGATTCCAACAATTACTCACTGGTCTTCCAGCTTTACGTTTGGCTTTGGGGTTTTATTTCATACAAAGCCCCATAAATATAGTAAAAATGACCGGAAGGTATCTTCCGACAACTTTGATTACAGAAGCGGTTGGTAACATTCCCCTTAACGGTAAGCTAATGAGCGAGCGTTTTCCCACTCTTAAAAACATACAACGAGAGTTTACCGAAGCGATGGCTTCCAATAACGAGTTTCGTAAAAACCAAGCTATCGGGCGACAAGTGATGGGAATGTTTATTACTCAAGGTGCTCTTATGTCTGCTGCTAATAACTACTTAACAGGAGATGCCCCCCGAAGTAAAGAAGCTCGTAAACTTTGGTTAAGTGAGAACTTGCCATATTCGTTTAGAATCCCAAAAAGCTCGGTTGTCGGTAAAATGCTTCAATCTGGTATGATTGGATTGGGAATTAAAGCCGATATGGAAACATCGGGAAATTACTTTTTTGAGTATAAACGTCTTTTTGAGCCGGTTTCTACTTATTTTATGGCTGCTGCGGATATTACCCAATACATGAAAAACCCTCATATGGAAGAACGTAATGTTAAAGATATGGTAGCTGCTATGGGAATGGTTGGAGCACAAATAATGTCTGAAAAAGTTTATTTTAGTAACATTAAACAGTTTATGGATTTACACCAATCTTTAACAGAAGATACAGGGCCAGCTGGGGAAAAATGGTTGAATTATTTGGGACGCAGGGTGGCCCCTCTTACTTTCCCAGTGTTTGAATCTCGTGACCCCCTTCAATATGAGCTTCACTCTTTTACTCAGCAATTAGCTCGTCGCCAACCGGAAGTAATTCGTAGCAAGATTTTTGGAGAAAATTACTTCCTCCCAAGAGCTTACAACGTGCTTGGAGAAAACATTGATGCCCCAATTACAGACATCCCTTTGGTGGACTTCTTCAACCCACTTTATGTTGGTTCTAGAAAAGATGACCCTTTGCTAACAGAGTTAAATAGCCTAATGTATAATTTTTCGTCTCCCGAAAAACATAAAACAACAGTTGAGGGTAAGATGTATGATATGCGAAACATTCCATTTAGTGGGGATACCGACATTGAATCTCTGGCTAAATCCACCAACGAGCCGACTGTGTTTGATTTCAAAGCCTCTCAAGAAAACCTTAAAGGCCAAAAGATCAATAAAAGAACCGCTAATTTGGCTAAATTGTATTCCATGTTGGGTGTCTCAAACCTCCCTGAAGCCAACCAAGATTCCTATGACCGTTGGCAACAAAACATTGGTCAAATAAAAATTAACGGTAGAACTCTCCGTCAACATTTGGAAGAACTGATTAAAACGCCTCAATACCAAAACCTTGAAACAACTATTTTCCGTGGGGAAGAAAACCCCCGTGCAGCTATGATTACAAAAGAAATTTCAAAATATCGTGCTGCCGCCTTAGATTTGACCAAGGAAGAATACCCGACACTCAAGATGTTCATGGCTAACAAAAAAGCAGCCAACCAAGTCCTTAAAATGGGTGGTAAGCGGGAAGATATTTCCACTGTTAAAAAGGAAATCGACAAGCTCATCACCTACCCAAACCAAAAATAATTGACACCACATAACCACTAATTATCTTCTAATTTTATGGCATTTTCTTACACAGATTACACAGCAAACGGAACGGCTATTACGTTCGGTATCACCTTTCCACGCCTCAACGATAACCACGTAAAGGTGTATCAAGCCACTAACTCTGTGTTTAGTTTGGTGTCTGGAACGGCTTATTCGATTACCGGAAACAACGTAGTTTTCAATGCTGCCCCAGCCAATGCCAATACTATTCGTCTAAAGCGTGAAACTCCAAATGCCTCCCGAATTGTGGACTTTCAAAACGGCTCTCGTCTTGGGGAAAATGATTTGGACACCGATAGCCTACAGGCTTTTTACCTTCTTCAAGAAGAACACGATAACCTTGAGCTTTACGGTATCTTTAACACTATGTCGGTCATGGGTCAGTGTTCCCGAATGACGGACGGCACAATATCTATCACCACACAAGGAACTTACGTTTTGTTTCCAACAAGTGTAGCTGCCACGCTTGACGCTGCAACGGCTAATGGAATTGAGCTAGACACCTCAACCAACGGTTTTGTTCTTAAAAACGTGTCCGGTATTGGAAGGTTCTTTCGAGTGTATGGAAGTGTTGATGCTACGGCTGGAAATAACAAAACTTTGGGTGTCCGTCTTAACCATGTTGGAGGACAGGGAAGCATAGCTAACTCAGAATGTCGGGCTTTTACTGGCTCTGGTAATCAAGAAGCTAAACTTGTAACTTCGTGGATTATTTATATGCCTAACAACACAAGTGTTGCTCTTATGGTGGCTAACCACAGCGGAACAGACACCATTACAGTAAAACGAGCTAGATTGGTGGTGTCGGCGGTATGAGTGAAGACGCTGAAAGACTTGTAAGACTAGAGACAAAATTGGATGTGGTTCTTGAAAACCAACATTTTTTCCGTGCTTCTTTTGACAAGCATGACGAACGTATTAAACACCTTGAAAATAGCCGATCACACACTATTGGCTATGCTGCGGCAATAGGAACAGCTATTGGTTTGTTCCTAGACAACATGAAACACCTTATTTTGCGATGAACAAAGAAGAAGTCCTTGAAAAACTTTCAGTTCAGTTGGCTGAAGAACTGCTTAACCGTATCTCTAGCGGTGAAGCGGCTCCTGCTGACTTGAACGTAGCTCGTCAACTCCTTAAAGATAACAACATCACGGTAGTCCCACAGACTGAGCATCCTGCCCAGAAACTTGCTTTGGTGCTTCCGTTTGAAGAAAAACAACAAGCTCATGGCTAAAAGAGATTACGCTAAAGAATATCGGGAATACCACTCCAAGCCGTCCCAAATCAAGAACCGTTCCAAACGCAACGGAGCACGGAGGTTGATGATTAAGAAGCACGGTAAAGCCAAGCTCAAAGGTAAGGATGTTGACCACAAAAAACCCTTGAAAAAAGGGGGTTCTAATAGTATGAAGAACCTCCGTATCCGATCTGTTTCCAAAAACCGAGGCGACAAGTCTTAGTAGAAACAAAAAAGAGCAACCAAAATGAAAAAAATCCTGTTGGAAGAACCTATTGAGGGTTTGTCCCTCCCTATTGAAAGTAATTGTGAATATCTTGTGGAAAACCAGCAAGTCTCCTACTTCGCTGTCCGTAGCAACGGAAACCTGACTGTCCACAACATTGAAAAAGATGTGTTTAAAACCTTTGTCTCCGCTGAAGACTTGGACGGTAAAGAGATTTTCGTGTTCCGTGCTGGTGGGGCTGGTGACATTTTGTTCATGTTCCCGCTTCTTGATGAGCTTAAACGAAAGTTTCCCAACTGCAAACTGACGGTAGTTTGTAACGAACACTATCACTTTGTTGCGCTTAATTGCAAATCTGTTGATAACG